GTTCAGCTGCACACGCTGCACGCCCTCAACGTGTAACGCGGCATACAGGGCAGACTGACGGATATCACGCCCAAGGCGGCGCTGCGCACTGACAAACGCCTGCAGTTTAGCCTCGGCTGCAGCGCGTACCGGTTCGGCTTCCGGCCCCGGATAGATGTACAGCACGGCATCCACGCTGTAGTTAACAATCGCAGCGGACTGGACGGTTAAGCGGTCGGCCACCGGGCGCACGTTCTCGTCATTCAGCGCGGCATCCACCACGGCCAGCAGGTCAGCAGCGGCCACGCCGTCACCCTCGCGGGAAAGCACGGTCACGGTGACGCACGCGGGTGACGGGCTGATCGCCGTGGCATCTGATACGCGCCCGTCGGCGCTTTTGGCATGGAACTCATACGCGCCGGTCGGACCGGCCACGCTCAGCCCTTCAAACGCCGAGGCTACGCGCAGGCGAAAATCATCATCACTTTCCATCACTGCAGCGACGGGCGGGATCGCGCTCTCATCTGCTGCCGTCAACGTCAGTCGGACGACGCCGTTATTCGCGCCGAGCTGGTCAAGGTCCGCGCCGTTTGCCCAGGCGACCATGTTGGCCTCTGCCGCCTCATTGATGCGCTGGCGCAGAATGACCTCACGATAGGCATTCTCCTGCAGCAGCTTAACGATGGGTTCCGACTCCAGCGACAGGGTGCGGGCGACCGCCTCCTGCTGATCTGCCGGGTACAGCGAAATCAGCGTGGCTTTGCGCTCGGCCAAAAGGGTTTCGTAATCCAGCGTTTCCACCACGTCGGGCGCGGGCAGCTGGCTCAGGTCAATGGTTGCCATAGTTTTAGCTCACGGGAACGGTAAGGGAAAAGTTTTGCAGCGCGTCGGTGCGCTCGCCGGTGATCTCCACGACCATCCCGCCGTTGAAATCCGGGGCGTAGTCAATGGCGGTCAGCTTTACACGCGGTTCCCACTGCAGGATCGCCATGTAGCAGGCCGACATAATTTGCAGGCGCAGCGCGTTGTTGTTGGGCTGGTCAATCAGCGCGGACAGCAGCGAGCCATAGGTGCGCCGCATGACGCGGGAACCCACCGGCGTGGTGAGAATGTCGCGCACGCTCTGCCGGATGTGTTCGATATCAGCGACCTGCACGCCCGTATCGCGGTTCATACCGCTGTATTTAGCCGCTGTCATTTTGGCCCGTCCGTGCTGCTGCCGCCGCGCTCGATGCCGCCGTGCGTGTGGCTGTGTGACACAACACCATTGGATGTAAGGCTGCCGCCGCTGTGGGTAATATTGCCTTTCATGGAGCCGCCGCCGGTCAGCTCAAACATGGCTGCTTTGAGTTTTTGAGTGCACTCGACCAGCGGGCTGTCGAGGGTAATTTTTTCGCTGGCGTTGACCAGGACCGCGGTGGTTTTCACCGTGACGGATTCCGCTGCCTCTACCGTGGCGGTTTGCATCCCGGTAGCGGTCAGCGCGCCGGTGGCGGGTTCATACTCGATTACTGCCCCGTCGGGAAATGACCAGTGAAGGGCGTCAGCCGAGGCGGACGGGGCCGGGTTGTCATCGGAGAAAACGGCAGGCATGACAAAACCGGTATCGAGTTCGCCGCCGAGGCATAAGACAAGCACCTGCTCGCCCACCGACGGGGCATTCCAGGAGCGTGTTTTACCGGCACGGGCGGTCAGCCAGTGCAGCCAGTCAGTGGTGTTGTTTCCGGTATCCACGCGACAGGTGCCATCGTCAAGATTGACGGCGGAAACGGTGCCGATGCGGATCAGGTTGCGCAGCAGGCGCAGGGTGTCGCTGAGTTGTGCGTTCATGCGGCAAGTTTCACTGCAGGAAGGTCGGGCAGCAACGAAGTGCCGCCCGATGGCAGACAGGCAAGAAGATCACAGGGCGAGATGGTGAGTGATTTCCTGCTCGATCATTTCAAGGTCGTCGTCACTGAAGCCCAGCAGCGGCCTGGCCTCATACTGCACATCCCGACCACCCCTGGCCGGGCGGTCGCGCAGGCCGTAATGATGCACCCTGACCATGCGCTGCACGCGCCCTGTGAACTCCACCGCCGCATCATCGCCGGTGCCTTTTGACTTCATGTATTTTACGGTGCGCAGTTTGGCGAACATCTCGCGCTTAATGCGACCCTTCTTGCCGCGCAGGGGCTGCTTTTTACGTGGCTTAAACGGCGTGCCGTCGGGTGCCTGCTGCCGCCTGATGTTGCGCTGCTGGCTGGCCCGCAGCTTTCGCGCAATTGAAGACGCCAGTTTTTTACGCGCCGGTGCTGACAGGCTGGCAATCAGCGCAGAAAGCCTGGCCTCTACTGGCTCAAGCGCGTTCATGCCCGCCACTCGCTGACCAGCTCATTTTTAACGTACAGCTGCCACGGGCGGGAATTATTCTCCGGCAGCGGCGGCTCACCAACGTGGTTAACGTGCAGCCCGCCCTCCTGCTCTTTAACGATCACCCGCTCGGTCAGCTGCAGGTTGATGCTGATATCTACCGCCGTATCACTGATGATATCGGCGTTAAACGTGAACCCGGTGCGGCGCTTTTCTTCGCTGGCCATAATGTCTGGCTGATTCACCCGCAGCCATGCCAGCAGCGGCACGGTCAGCAGGTCGAGATTGTCACCGTAGTCGGTAATCACCAGATTCAGCTGGTACTGATATTCAAACGACAGCGAGCTGGCGAGCGTCGACACAATACGCCCGTTATCGATGAACATATTCAGGCTGTCAGGGCTTCGCTGCAGCAACAGCACGCTGTCGGTTAACGCCTGGCGTAATTGTTTGGGTTTCAGCATCGTGCTGCTCCTGGCATTCTTTGATGATCTCGACCTGCAGCCCGCACGAAGCGAGCGCAGCCTCTAACTGCCGGTTATCCGCCGCCAGATCGCCCTGCGTTCGCAGGTTGTTGGCCGGAAACGGGCAGCTTGTCACGCGCGGACAGCCAGTCCAGATAATCTCGGGCGCTGGCGAAGGCGGGGCGGCTGTGCAGCCGGATAACATCGTCAGGCAAAGCAGCAGCAAACCAGCCGCGTAGTGATGGGTTCGCATCGGTTTCCCTCTGTATTTGCAGTTCCCGTTTTAATGCGCCGGTGCTCGCCCTGCCCTGCAGCAGTCGCAGAGCCGCCTCGCGTTTCTGCCCCTCGCGGGCCTCGTCATTTAATCGGGCAATGGCTTTATCTCGACTCGCAATTCCGGCGGAGAGCGTGCCGATGATGCGCTGCGATTCGCTCAGTTCGCCCTTAGCCTCTGACAGCTGCCAGCCGGTGATAGCGAGCGCTACCAGTGCCACGGCAAAAAGCACAGCAAGCAGGCGTATCATGTTTCGCTCACCTTTTCCTGGTCATAGGTCGTAGCCAACACGCGACACACAATCAACGTCACCACATACACAAAAATCAGGCCGTAGAAACCAGACAAGCTGGCAGAAATCACTATAAGCAGCCTCATTCCCCATTTTCTGAATGACCGCCCCGCTGCATCGCCGATAATCAACGGCCTGATTTTAGCGTGTATATTCTTTCTGAAAGCGCCGCTCCCGATATATGAAAGCGATCCCAGCGCTATTGCAATCCAGGTTATCACCATCATCGCCCAGAGATATGCGCCTGCTACATACGCCGCCATACACCCCGGATTAACCACCCCGGCAACAAGCAGGGCGATAAACGTAATGTGGAAAATTAGTGCGATCTCATGGTTCTTCATTTTTCTGTTCCTTTTAAACACCACGCCAGTTCACGCGCCCGGCGGTTCTCGATGCCCTTATTTTTGACGCCTTTCACGTATACCCAGCGTGTTAACTGATGGCAGGCACTGGTCCACTCGCCGCGCTTGATAAAAGTCGCGAGTGTTGACGTGCAGGCGGCGCGCACGCCAACATTGAAAGCAAATGACACCACGGCGTCATAGACCTGCGGCGGCATAGCGACCGGCATACAGGCATCAATGCCGCGCTCGACGCGCATCACGTCATATACCAGGTTTACCGCCGCCTGCCGCTCGCTGATGACACTTTTCGGCGTCACACCCTCGGTATGCCCGATGCCGTTGGTCCATACGTTGGCACTGCACTGGTAAGGCGTGGTGCGGCAACCTTCTGCATCCGCTATCAGCTTCAGCCCGGCCTCTGAGGTTTTCAGCGTGCTGAATTCCGGCAGAAGCGCAGCTATTGCCAGCACGGCCACCACGGCACAGCGTTTAGCCATCTGATTCAAGCGTCACCCCCTGCACGTTCCGGCGCTGTAGCTCAAAGGTTTTGCGCCGGTAATGCCAGTTGATAAAAAAGTTCGCCACGTTGATCACCAGCGTGACCACGGCGACAAACGCGCCGACCATAAAGGCAATGTCCTGCACCGTGTGGCGGCTAAACCACATCATGAGCAGCCCGACCAGGTAAGTGATGATTGAATTGCTTTTTTCCATTGCTAACTCCAGAGGTTCACGGTTTCACCCGCGACCGGTGAATCAGGCAAGTCGGGCAGCGTAACCTCGCATCCGTGCGGCAGTACCGGCCCGCTCTCGGCCAGGCCGGGATTAGCCGCATAGACAAGCTCAACGACCTGATCCGTGCGCCCGTAGTGGCGATAGCAAATCTCGTCAACGGTATCGCCCTGTTGCGCTAAAACGTTCATCACAGCAGCCCGATAATGCACGGGCGCTTACCCGCGATTTTGCTGATGCTGAACCGGGCGTCGCGCCAGTATTCGTCAGCGCTGGCTTTGACTTCCTCAGCCTTTTTGGTGCCGCTGGCGTCATAGCCCCGGTAGCGCTCAACGATCACTGCCGCGGTCAGATGGCTCACCGCGTCGAAGTAATGCGTCAGCTTTTCGCTCTCGCCGTCGAGCTGGTCGGCGGGAACGTCGGCCAGCAGCTTAAAACCCGCCCCCATCTGGTCCGCACGGTACTCGTACAGCTCGGCGTTAACTTCCGCGATGGCCGTTTTTACCGCCTGGCGGAGCCGTGCAGCTGGCACGGTTCCCTCATAGCGGAGGGTTTCGCGCAGCCGCTGAATATCGACGTCCGGCCAGAAAAAGGTATTAACAATCGGCGGCTCGGCACTTTCGGCCGGTCGCGGTTGAGGTATGACTACCGTTTGCATCGTTGCCTCTGAATAGGTGGGCGGTGGAGGGCGGCGCAGAAGCCTGAAAGGCTCATTGCCGCCCTGCCGCCCGGCGCGGGGCGCGTTCTGTTAACGGCTGGCAAGCGCCTGCTTTTTAAGGTCGGTTGCCAGCCGCTCAATGTCCTTTTTAACGCCGCTGCCCTGGTGAAGCTGCAGCGCACGTTTCAGGTGTTCCATTGCATCCAAAGCCCTGCCCATATCGCGAAGCACATAGCCGGTGATTTTGTGCAGCTTGGCGCGCACTTCATCCGGCATATCTTCGGATTTCGTCAGCTCAAGCGTTGCCAGCAGCGGGTCAATATCGACCGGCTCTTTAGCTGTCCACGTCCGGGTCGCCGCATCGGCAACCTCTTCGGTGAGAAGATAAGCCGTGCTGTTGCGCCTGAACTTGTCGGGCGGCACCAGCCCGTACTGCAGGGCATAGCGGGCAATGTCCAGCGCGCCGGGAATATCCCCGGCATCCAGCCGCCAGATCATGACGGTCATCAGGATGGCATCCTGTGCGCCTTTGCCCTGGCTTAGCACGCCAGATACCCACGGCAGATAGCCGGGCAGCATCTCGCGCTTTAACTCAGCCTTTTTTTCCCTGGAGCGCGTCTTACTCAGACGGCGCTTATCTTCATTGAGCTTCATGAGCATTCGCTCATAGCCGTTGGCATGACGCAGCGGGCCGTCAGCCTGCTGCGATGCTTCGACGGCCTGCTGGCGCATAACGTGACGCTGGGCAGGGCTTAACATGCGCTACTCTCCTGCTTCCGGTTCGGCTGGTGCTGACGCTTCCGGCTCGACTGCAGCGGCTTTAACCGGTGTAAAATCACCGAGCGCGATGTTTTCCACCAGGCAACCGGCGGCGTAATCTTCGATCACGAAATCCTCATTGATGGATTCGTAATTTTCGACGCGGTCGCGTTTAGCCTCTTCAACAATCATCCGGCGGTGCGTCCCTTCCTGCCAGTAAATCGACAGGTTATCGAGACGGGTAATAAACAGGGCGTTGGCCGGGAAGTACGG